GCGGAGCATTGTGTAAATCTGCGATGCAGCAAACATATCTCCGCCAGGGCTATTCAGCCAGACGGTAAGATCACCCTTGACCTTGCTTAATTCATCACGGAATAGGGCGGGCGTGACCTCATCACCGAACCATGTATCCTCCGAAATAGGCCCGTTGAAGAGCAGTTCCGTTTCATCGGTATCTTCGTTCTTCACGAAGTTCCAGAATTTCTTCATTGTGCAGTTTCCTCCTTCATTTCAGTTTTTTGATACGCAATTCCTGCATCAGAAAGGCGGCTCATCGAGCCGTTCACGAGGTACAAATTACCGCCATCTTCTTCGGGAATCAGATTCATATCCTCCAGCTCACGGATATCGTTAGCCGACATCCAGCCGTTCTGTCTTGCGGTCGCGTAACCACTCATACGGCTCGCATAATCACCACGGAGCAGTCCTTCCACATTGAACTTGATGAAATACCGTCCTTTTTCCGAATCAGAAAGCAGAGTCTTCATCAATGACTGCTCCCAACGAATCAGCCATGGGTCAAGGGTGTATTTTACAAATTCAAGAGATAAATGCTCGATGTTGCTGAATGTGGCGTGGTCAAGGTCACCGATCATGTGAAGCGGCACACGGTACAGCCTTGCAATCTCCTCAATCTGAAACTTTCTCGTTTCCAGGAACTGTGCTTCATTATTGGGAATGGAGATGGGTGTATACTTCATGCCTTCTTCGAGAATTGCTGTCCTGTGGGCATTTCCGCTGCCGTATGCCCTGTGCCATGCTTCACGGACACGTTCCGGATTCTTGATGACACCCGGATGTTCCAGTACAGCGGAGGGTGACGCACCATTGGCAAAGAATGACGCACCGTATTCATCGCAGGCAACCGCCAGACCGATTGCATTCTTTGCCATGGCAATGGGAGAATAGCCAACCAGACCATCAAAACCAAGTCCCGGAATGTGAAGCACCTGTTCCGCAGGCAGAATGATTTCACCTTGCTCACGGAAGTTCGGGTTCTGCTCATCATAGCGGCTGTATTTGTAACTCAAGTGGTTACGCTCATCACGGTCTGCCTTAATCTTGTCCGGCATCAGCGGATACAGTCCCATAACATCACCACGACCGTTGCGGATGATTTGTGCATAAGCGTTGCCGTAAATCAGCAGGTGTGACATCAGCGTTTCACGGAACACAAACGATGTCATTTCGGGGTTCGGTTGGTCGTGCAGCAAAAAGTAAAGCGGGTGCTTCGGCACTCGCTCTTTTCCCTTATCCGTGTATTCGTAAACGTGCAGCGGCAGCTGTGCGATAGCTTCGGACAGCACTCTCACACAGGCATAAACTGCGATGATTTGCATTGCCGTGCGGTCGTTGACGCTCTTTCCGGCTGTGCTTCTGCCGAAGAAGTAGGTGTAGCTAGGGCTGTCGTAGCTATTCTGAGGCTTATCTCGGCTTTTGAAAAGTCCTTTAAAAATGCTCATGGTATCACGCTCCTTTCAGAGGGTTGTTTTTTCAGTGTGGATGTGGTATACTTAAATATGAAATCGAGTAAATTTCTCGATTAAGTCATATAGCTTAGGAGTAAGATAAATGTATTTTGAAGATGAATTCATAGATAAGCAGTCGGAAATTATTTCTTTGTACAAAGAAGCAGCAAGTGCCAAATCGGAACTACTTTACGTATACATTTATAATGATGATTCACAGTCTTTAATTGTGAGTGCATACCGTGTTGATGATAAAGTAGTTGGCAATGTAGAAGCAGGTGTATCCGACGAAATTGATGATAAGATCTATGATATTATAACAGAAGAAATAATACCAGAATTGAATGAAATTTGCCAAAGATACAATAGGGAGATACCTGTTGTATTTAAATATACATACAACTTAAAAACAGGTTCTTTTGATTCTGAGTATTTGTATGCAAAAGATGTTGATGAAGATTACGAATGTGGCGCTGAAGCTTTGAAATGGATTAAATCGAGATAATCACAACACCAACAACTCTCTCTCATCATAAATACTCGCACCCGAATCCCCAACACCACATCTCACTGCACGGTCAAGCGCCATAATCAGAGCCACCGCACCGTCAATCTTTTCTGTGGACTTCTCCTTGTCCGGCTTTATATTTCCGGCAGGGTCACGCTTGATGAAGATGTTGTCCATCATCCACCGCAGCACCGGATGACCGCCGTGAGCAATCATCTTGTTGAGGGTAAGTCTCATAAGTTCTTTCGTAGGCGGTGACATATCCTTGTAGCCCTGACCGAACTGCACCATTGTGAAGCCTAGCTCCTCAAGGTTCTGCGACATTTGCACCGCACCCCAACGGTCAAAGGCGATCTCCCGGATGTTGAACCGTGTACCCAGCTCATCGATGAAGTTTTCGATGAAGCCGTAGTGAACGACGTTGCCCTCGGTCGTCAGCAGATACCCCTGCCGTTCCCAAACATCATACGGCACATGGTCACGGCGGACTCGGAGTGGAAGTGTATCTTCGGGCAGCCAGAAAAACGGCAGGATATAGTATTTATCACCTTCATCAATCGGCGGAAACACAAGCACAAATGCCGTTATATCCGTAGTCGATGAAAGGTCAAGTCCGCCATAGCAGACACGCCCCTCCAGTTCCGATGCATCAAAGGGAAAGTTGCAGGCATCCCATTTCTCCATGGGCATCCAGCGAACAGCCTGCTTGACCCATTGGTTCAGTCGCAGCTGTCGGAAAGCGTTTTCCTCACCTGGATTCTGCCTTGCGGATTCGCAGGCAGCGACAACTTTCTCCATTCCGATGGTTTCACCGAGGGAGGGATTCGCCTGTTTCCACACCTTCGGAGAAGTCCAGTCGGCATTATCTTCCGCACCATAAATGACCGGATAAAACGTCCGGTCAATTTTTCTGCCCTCAAGAATATCCTTTGCTTTCTGATGTTGCTCGTAGCATATGGAATTGGTATCCGTTCCAGCAGTCGTGATAAGGAAGTACAGCGGCTGCATTCGGGCATCGCCCGACCCCTTTGTCATAACATCAAAGAGTTTTCGGTTCGGCTGCGTGTGCAGCTCATCGAATACAACGCCGTGGATGTTGAAGCCGTGCTTGGAATAAGCTTCTGACGAAAGCACCTGATAGAAAGAATTGGTCGGCATATAGACGATTCTTTTCTGTGATGCAAGGATTTTCACACGCTTATTCAGTGCAGGACACATACGCACCATATCGGCGGCAACTTCGAAAACGATGGATGCCTGCTGTCGGTCGGCGGCACAGCCGTAAACTTCGGCACGTTCCTCGCCGTCACCGCAGGTGAGCAGCAGAGCAATGGCGGCGGCAAGTTCAGATTTACCGTTTTTCTTCGGAATTTCAATATATGCCGTGTTGAACTGGCGGTAGCCGTTGGGTTTCAGAACACCGAACAAATCACGGATAATACGTTCTTGCCAGTCCAGAAGTTCAAATGGCTTACCCGCCCATGTGCCTTTGGTGTGGGAGAGACATTCGATGAAGTTGACAGCATAGTCGGCAGCGGCTTTGTCGTAGTGGGAATCCTCTGCCATGAATTCTGTTGGTGTGTATTTTTTTAGCTTTTTCAAATGACCGCCTCCCTTCATGAGAAAAGCCCTGCAAGTTTGCAGAGCCTTTCCCGATATATTTTGGATAAGAATATGGTTGGCACAGTTTGCCCAAAAACGCTCACAGTGCCGCTGTTTCCGGCAGAGTATTGTTATCGGGGCTGCCCCTCACAAGCCGCCGTGTTGGCGGCTGCGTGGCTTGTGCCGGGGAGGTTATCTCCCCGTTCTGCACTCCCATTCGAATTCGGCGTAGGCTTCGTAGTCCCTTTCAAAAGCCTCGTCGTCGTCAATGTAGTCGTACTCATAGTTGATTCCGATGACCTCCTCGAAGGTTGTGCCATTTGCCTCGGCGTCCTCTCTTGCAAGTTCCTCGGCGTGCTTTTCAACCCAGGCTTCGAAATCCTCGTCCATGTCCTCGTTGTCGATTTCCAGCTCGTATTCCCATTCGCTGTCCGCCCAGGTGATGTACCGATTGCGAAATGTCGCCCACACAGCCTCCGTGTGCCGCCGTTTTCCGAAAGGCATCACATTCCACGGAAAATGGGAAAACGGCGGTTGTGGGGCAACGTGGGGCAAGCTGTAGGCTTATACCGTGGGGTAATGGCTATGGATAATGCTGATGATTTTCTCCTGTTCCTCTGCGGAAACCCCGATGAATTCCAGTGCTTCACGAGTGCCGCAGTCGGGACAGATCAGTGTCGCATTGTCCTCACGGGAAAGGGCAGGCACACCCTTGTATTCCTGTCCGCATTTCGGACATATTGCCGTTTTCAGTTCTTTCATACAATTTCACCCCTTTCGCTGATATCCATTGCAAGCCGCAGGTGCTTCAAATCGAAACCGAAGTAACGGTATCCGGCGACACAGGTTCTCACATAAACCGAACTCGGAATGCCAAGCTCACGCTCCTCGTGCATGATGTACACAAAGGCATCCAGCTTTTTCTTGCGTCCGGTGATGTGGCTTTTGACTGTGAGCTGCATCTCGGTCTTGTAGTAGAAGTTGGGACAGCCCTCATAGGCATCAAGCCAAAACTCATCACGCTCCGAAACTTCCCAGACTGCAACTGGAACGCTGCCGCCTTTTTTCTTTTCGATGGTGAGATACGAGCCTGTCTTGCTGCCCTTGAACAGCAGCTGATAGTCAGGAATCACGCTTGTTCCGACAATTCTTGCGTCGGGGCAGCGGTAACGCATCTGCTCGATATTGAGGTTTGAGCCGTAGGCAATGTAATATTTTTTCATGTTGATTCTTCCTTTCCGAAAGGAATACCCTTTCACCACCCAGAGCCGCCCGAAGGCGGCGTGAGGGGTAAAAGGCTGTTCCCTTAATTTCCGAATCTCCATGCTGCATTGCCGGAAAGGTTTCTTGTGAGGAAATCCCTTGCTGTCGAGAATTCTTCTCCAACCAGTCCCAGGCGAATCAGCCATGTTCTCATTGCGAATTTCGGATTTTCCGTCTGCTGTGGCTTGGGGCTTGCTGTTCTCACTTCCTTTGCCATTTCGGAAAGGGCGAGGCAAAGCTGAATCCAGCTTTTCAGCTGACCTGCGTGAAGGCCGTTTTTCTTGCCGTTTGCAGGCTTGTCGAAATTGAAAAGGCGGAACTCGATTGTGCCCTTTGTGAATACTGCGTGGTAATTCGTCATGTGGTAGCGGCTGTTGTTGTAATGCTGATTTCTGCCGTAGTCGCAGCCGTTAGTCTGATACCAAATGTCCGCAAGCTGTGCCATGGTGGTGGGCTTCTTCTTGTTGAGCTGTTCAATGAACCTCGGGTTGACCGTTCTGCAGTATCTGTTGATTCTGCCTTGGTCGATTTTCAAGGCGTCGGCAATCAGCTGCTCGTGGCTTGCCATGATGTTTGCAAGGTTTCTGAGGGTTTGCGGCGTGTGACCGTTCGCACCAATGTGAATGTGGACCCCAGCCCCAACTCCTGCGTGGCTGACTGCCCCTGCCTTGCGAAGTCTTCTCACAAGCTCCTGCAGGGTTTCGATGTCGCTGTAGCTGAGAATCGGTGTCACCATTTCGCACTTTTCGATGTCTGCTCCTGCAATGCTGATGTCCTTCTGGAATTTCCATTCTCTGCCCTGTGCGTCCCATGCCGACCAGGTGCAGTAACCGTTGCGGCTTGCTGTGTTCTGAAAGCTTCCTGTTCCGAAGAAGTCTGCTGCGATTCTTGCAGCCTTTTCTCTTGTGATGTTGTTCATTTCAACCTCAACGCCGATGGTTTGATTCTTGAGGTTCTCGATCTGCTGTGCGGTCTTTGCGTTCATGTTTTTATCCTCCGTTTTTCTGGGCTTTGCCCCTTTCGTTGTGTACCATATTACCGCATAACGGAGGATATATCAATACGATTACTACACAATCTTTTTGGCTGTATTTCTGCGAAACATTGTGTAGTTTATCCGCTTGAATTACTTGCAATTGTATGGTAAAATACACTACAATGGGAATAGGATCTCGATTAACCCGAGCCTCCAGGGGCTTTAGAAAAATCGTCCACACCCTCGATCAGCGACAGCGTCCGACCGTTGCTCCAGACCATGTGAATGTTGCCGCCGTCGTCAATGTATTCCACCTCGCCAATCGTACCCGGCGGCACGGGGTAGGGGTCATTCATACGGTGCAGAATGATCTTCGTGCCTGCCGGATATTTTCTGCGGAGGGCTTCAAGCTGTTCTTTATTCGGCAACATCGGCTGTCTCTCCGTTTCTGAAAGCAGAACTTCCGGTTAAGTGTCGGAGCAGTACATTGCGGACGCTCTTGAACTCTATCCCGATGAACCCCAGTCGGAGGAGAAAGCAGCGGAATGCGTATTTCTCATTGTCGCTGGTGTCGGGCTTGTTGTTGATTCGCTTCTGGTTCTTCGCCATGTCGATGAGGGCGGTGAGGAATCGGCTGTAAGCGTCAGCGTCCTCCGGCTGTTCCAATGTGAACCAAGGGAATTCAACCGCTGTGTCCGTCACCGTGTATTCCAACGAATCCGTCTGCAAGGCGTGCTTGATGAGAGTACCCTTATTCTCCAGAATCCTGTCGAGGTTGGTGAGGGTCTGCTCATCTAGCGTTTCTTTCGGAATGGAGATGGTAAGACTGTTGTCGGCTTTCTCCGTTTCTGCAATGAACCCACGCTTGTGAAGTTTCTCCAGCAGTTCGCTGATTTCCGTGCCGTCCTCGCAGTGCAGTGTGCCGTCCTTGTCGACTGTCATCGTTCCAATGTTGTAAGCACAGGTCGGCATGAACTGATACTCTGCATTCTCGCCTGTGATCTCGCTGATTGCCTGCACCAGCTTTTTGCGTTCTGCGCCTGTGCAGTTGAATTTGATTTCCATAAAATTACCTGCCTCCTAAAATTCAGTGTCGGCATACCCGCTCGCCTCGTGCAGCAGCCTGCCTCGGCTCGGGGCATCCTTGTTTTTCGCCTTTCTTGCCGGCGTTGTGTCACATATTACCGTCTTTCTCACAGAATAGCAAGTCGTTTTTCGCCGAAATACTGTAGAAAAATAGCCCTCACATTTGTGCTTATTACACTTGTGTGATGTGCTGCAATCTGCAACCAGAACTTTGTCGCTTCTGGTGATGGCTATTTTCCGCAGAGTATGGTAATATGTGTGGCGAAAGGAGAGATGCCGATGATTGAGGAATTTTACCACGGCAACATCGTCCGAGCCGATCACACGCCCACGAATCCCGAATACCACGCCCTGATGCAGAAATGGCTGCCCATGTGTGATGCATTCGAGAAGATGCTCACGCCGGAACAGCTGACCGTGTTCAAGGAGATGACGGATTTGCAGATGAAAAGCAGTGAGATCGCTGATGCGGAACTGTATGCTGCAGGCTTTCGGGACGGCGCACAGCTGATGCTGGAAATCATGGAATGACGAGGGACTCCCAATTTTGGGAGTCCTTCGTTATTGCTTTGCGTAGTGGGCGATTCCTGCCAGAACGAAAAATGCGTTACAAGCGGCGAGACCATTTCCCCACATACGGTATTCTGCACTATCCGAATGTGGATTCTTTAGCCATTTCAGAATCTGCTTATCCGTTTTGGGTTTCTTTTCGGGAGAAACAGCAAGCCTGTGGGTTTCAAATACATCACGCCAGAAGTCCATATCCTCTTCGGTCGGATTTTCGATACCGATGTCCTCACACCACCATGTCGGCATACCTTGCAGCAATGCACACTCCTGTGGGGTGAGCCGTCGCACAATATATTCCACACCGTCAGTGCTGTCATTAATAAGCGGAGGGTCCTTGTAATCGGTTGCAACGAGTGCTCCTGTTTTTTCTTCATCAGCTCTAGTAAAGAAAGAAGCCTTGCTTGCACAGTAAGTTGGATGTGCAACACCGCCTGCACCCGAGGCAACAAGTGTCGGTGAGGTTTCTTCTTCAATTTGAAAGCTGAACCGTGCATTGTAGCCCTGATTCATAGCAGGTCTGCCGATGCCGCAGGAAACGGCATGGTTTTCTGTACAGTTGAGGGTGTACATGGTTTCAGATTCCTTGAACCCATCGCCGTGATGTGAGGGACGGCTGCCGTTGCCCTCAATCACAACTATACCGCCCTGATTCTTGCAAGGTGACTGATTGCTGGTATCAATGGTTCTTGCTGTATCCGCCTCATAAAATCCACTGCCAGGATTATCCGATAGCATGGAGTTGCTGTGTTTAGAGCAGATGCCATAGGCTTTCGGATATTCCAGTAGCATCGGCACATTGCCGCCGCCAGTTCCACAGCGTGATGTAAGCGTCTGCACATTGCCATCAGAGGAAATGCTCACACGGCTGTCTGCTGGATGATTATCAATTGCAATCGCCGCAGGCACAACTCCTGCACGCAGCGTCGGAGACTTTTCCTCCTCATAGCCGATGCCACGACTCTTGGCGGAATGTTCTGTACAAAAACCAGCAGATTCACAACAATACCATTTTCGTCCATATGCTGATTTACGCTTTCCATTTACACAGTCACATATGTGAGAATTGTCACCACTAAGTTTCTCAGCAGCTTCAGTCATACTTTTGTAGTATTCCTTCTCACCTGTTTCTATGACCTCCCCTATAACGGGAATGCTGTTTTTCTCCCCAGCTCTTTTTCCACAAGTTCCATAAGCATGGTTATATGCATTATCACACCATTCAAGAT